ACCTGTAGAGGTCATTGAGGTCCCAGTTGCGCAACCTGCGAAGAGGAACAACGAGAAGAAGGTGGCTAAGTTCAAGCCGGCATTTGACATCAAGGGCATTGGCCAAGGTATGTCAGGTATCGGCGCTTCCATCGGAAATTCGATCCTTCCCGGGATAGGGGGACTCTTAGGCCATGCGGCAGAGTCCCTATTTAAAACTATCACCGGTATGGGGGAGTACAGTGTCCAGGATCTCCCATCGGACATACACAACAATACTCTGTTGGGGGTTCAATCCCCACTTGTAACTCAACAAGTGGCCCAGATGCACTGGGATGGCCTTGCTACACGCATTGCCCATCGAGAAATGTTTTCGCTTATCAATATGACTAGCGATTACACCGTGCGTCGTTACCCCCTTACACCAACCAATGTCGATTTGTTCCCATGGTTGAATGGCATCGCTCGGAAATTTCAGAAATGGAAAATCCTTGGAGCGGTCATAGAGTATGTCCCGTTGACTGTGCCTATGAACACGGGTGTTACCCCTTCACAAGGAACAGTGGCGTTGTCCATTCAATACGATACGTTTTTGAATGCTCCGTCATCCATGGTCAACCAGCTCAACGGACAAGGAGCCGTCTCGGGTCGCCCGATGGACGGTTTGATGTGCGCTGTTGAGTGTGACCCTTCTTACACCCCCACCAATCCCCTTTACATCCGACATACAGGAATGTCTCAGAACCCTGACGACGCCTGGTATGACTTCTGTTCAATTATTTGTGCAACAGAAGGACCGAAATTTGACAATTCGGGGCAACTATGGATCACCTATGATATGGAACTCATTAGTGCATTCGTAGAGTCCCCTTTGCCAGAGAGTAAGGCGAGAGTATTAGTGTGTGATGGTGCCGTTAGTCTCGGGATGTCGTCCGATTCTAAGGAGTGACTGGAGGTGTGTCTTTCCTCCCCCCCGCTAGCTCATGCGTCATCTCAGAGCATCTTGTGTGACGGATGTCTCGCAAGGGTTACTCCTCTACTTAATGAGGGGGGCGCAGGCTGCCTAATTGCCTAGCCTTTATGGCGAGTTCTCACTCTTCTTAAAAGTGA